TGATCGAGCTTCATTATTCCGCCATAACTATCACATTCTCCTTCATTTCCAACCACAAAACAATTAGAAAGACTAACTACTTGAAAATTGTTCCCGATTCCAGACATTGGAGATCCTTGTGGAACTATTCTTTTAAAATTTTTAAGCGTCTCATATATGCTTTCTTCATCGAGTGGATTTATATATTTTGATTCTATTCTTGCCAATTCCTTGGCAATTCTCCAATGCATATCATCGGGAGTGAGTTCATAGTAATTATCATTTGAATCTTTTAAACAATATTTTTTTAACCAGACATCTGCTGCTAATTCATCTCCATTAAAATATTTTAGTGTTGCTTTTAGTACTTCTTGTTTGGTATAGGCTTGGTAATTTTTTTCTATCATGAATTATTATTTTTTATTTAAAATATTATTGTCTTAATCCTTTCTTATTCATAATAAACCTTATCCTGTATTATTAATTTTTATTTCTTGAAGTTTCTTCTTTTTATATACTTCGGCGGCTCTTTGTCGTGGATTTCCTGTTACGATTTTTTCCGCCATTTTTTCTGTGATTTCGATAGGATCAACAGATGGAAGTTCAATTTTTGTTTCTACCGGATTTTCGAAATTTTGAAGTTGATTTAAGTTTTCTTTTTCCTCTTCTTTTTCTGCGAATACTTTACTTACCGCTATTTCCATGTCGAGCCTGGTATCTTGTTTAAATTCTTGTTTTATTTTAGATTTTCTTTCCAACGAATCCTTATAAATTTCCGCTGCGTGTTGTTTTCTTGCTTCTGACCTTTCTTCTTCGTGACCAAGTAGTGTATTCTGTGTGTCCGTATCGAATTCAAGTAATTCATTATCAAATTTACAATTTTGAAAAACAATTCCGTCTTTACCGATACGGCTTTTAAGTAATGTAACTGTTGCTAAATTATTTTCTTTTTGTGTAAGGCTTTTTGCTATTGAAATTACAACATGTCCAATTTGAGCTTTTTTAATTGAACCTCCCATTTGGTCTGATGTTACAACATCAGATTTCATACTTTCGCGATTACCTTGTGTTGCTGTCCATATTGCAATATCAAATTCATCACACATTGCTTCCAAACTCCTCATAATCGTGCCCTCTCCCTTCCATTCTTCACCCTCAACCGATTTCTCAAGTGAAATACAATCAATGTAATCAAGAACCAATAAATCAATCTTATGTCCTTCAGATTCGAGTTTTCTAACTTTATTTCTGATGTCCGCAACTGAAATTCCAAAAGGTGATAACTTTAATAGATATAAACGATTTTTTCTATTTGAAGTTATTTCATTTACTTTCTGCACAACAAGTTCTTCATTTGATTGTTGATTATCCGAAATAATTCCTGTCCATATTGTATAATGTTTTTTACGAATTTCATTAGAATTATCTTCGAAAAAAATTTGTAAAACTGTTGCATTACAATTATATGCGGTATTTGCAAATTTAGTTAACGCGGACGTTTTTCCAATTCCTGTTGGAGCGAGTATTATTCCCAGTTCTCCCCTAGCCAACCCACCTTTAAGCAAATTATCGATCCCATTAATTCCTGTTGGAAACGGAACTCTTGCGTCTTTTTGTAATGATTCTCGAACGCCTTCGCTAATTTCTGAAATATCGTCGGTATGTGCTCCAATTTGTAAAGCATTTGTTATAAGTCCCTGAATTTTATTATATTCTTCAAATGCTCCATTCTGTATAATTTCATCCGATTCTTTTAATGCCTTTTTTAATACCTGTTGTCTGCAAAAATTTAAGGAAGTCGCTTTAATATAACTACTATCTTCAAGTATTAATTTTTTTATTTCTGTTAGAGTATCCAAATGAACCTTTCCAGAAGTATTAAGATTCTCTGACATTATTTTTTGTTGCAATGTGTCATAATTTGGAATTGCTTTATAAAGTTCGTGTAATTCCTTGATGTTTTCCATAAGATATTTAAAATATGGACCGTCAAAATATGAACTTTTTATAACATCAATAATTAGTACTGCAAATTTCTTATCCTCGATGATAGTTTTAAGGAGTCCCTGTTGAAACGTCGTCCCTAAATGACCAAAATTCTTTTCATTCATATATTTTCACCTTTCTATTTCCATTTATTTCAGCTCGTATTGAAGATATGTCTTAATTAGAGTTCTAGATGATAGAACATCAGTTAGATCCGATAAAATTTTTCTAACTTTTGGTCTAATATCTACAGCATATCTTACTTTGGGGTGGTATACTTGAGCTGGAAATATTCTAGAAATAAATACTTCATCTTCTAGTTTTATTTGCAATAAAAACCATTCTTCTTTATTCTCGGTTATCTCACTATTAGTGTTGGAATCGAAGAAATAGTTTTGATTTTCATTCAAATAGTCCAATGTTTTTGTTTTAAGATCTCTAGAAATTTCTTCACAAATATCTTTTACACATTCATGTAAATCCAGCGAATTTCTTGATTCTGGATTATAATTAATAACATTAAAAAATCTCTGTATAACTATATTTTTCTCTAAAGTTAAGAGAAATTCCATTTTAGTGATGTCTTGATTTTGCATAATCATTATTTTTTAAAATTTAAGTAGCGTTTATTTTTTTCTTTTCGGGTTAATCTGAGGAAGGGATTTAAAAATTTTATCCATGCATCATCCGATTTGGGTAATACTTGGAATATTCCATCTTCCATCATCATTTTCATTGTGTTTTTATATGATCTACCCGCGGGATCAAGGTTTTCATTTATTAGTAATTTAACACTCTCTTTTGCTTCATCTGTTAAGAGTGGATCATCTAAACTTACAATACTACTATTAATATGATAAAATTCGTCACCAAACACCCCATATTTAGTAACCCCAGTTAATAGATTTTGAACGAGCTTATCTTCTTTATCTTGTTCAAAAAGAAAATTTGCTTTATGTTTTATATAATCCATTGTTAGAGGTTGAGTTACAATTTCAGGAAAAAGCATCATGAGTCTTTTAACTCCGAGATTTCTAATTCCTGCTATATTGTCGGAAGGATCCCCACACAACATTTTTGCCAATTTAATGTTTTCAATTAAAAGTTCTTCATGGTCATACACAAATCTGTCTTTGGGTTTGTATAACTTTTTATGTGATGGGTTATATAATTGCGTGTCTTTAGACACGAGCTGTGTTAAATCGCCATCTGATGAAAATATAATTTTTTTCTCATTTGGAGAATTCTGAGTATAATACGCAATACAATCGTCTGTCTCGCAATATTGATATTCTCCTTGACGAACATAAACTTCTTCTAAATACTGTTTAATTCTGTCTCTCTGATAATTATAAGACCCCTCTTCTTCTTCCGTCTTAAATCTACTATGCTTGCCTTCTTTGTAATGATGATAAATTTGTCTTCTGGATCTTGAAGAGTCCTCTCCATCCCAAAAAGCAACAATTTTATCTAAATGATAATTTTCAAATGATAATCTAAGGGTATTGAGGAAATGAAAAATTCCCCCAATATGTGCTCCTTTATAAAAATAATTTTTTACTCCGTAAAAACCGATGGTCAGTAAATTATCACCATCAACAAGTAAAGTCGGCATTAGTTTTATTATTCGTGAAACAATTTTGTTTGTACTTTTTTTCTTTTTTTAAATTCTCATTCCACCATAATGGTTGTAAATTTGTGTAGTGACATAATTGATATATTTCATCTTCTGTTTTTGCTGATGCCAAAGGCGTTTTATGATCTATGTGCCATCCAAATTTTCCGTGATTTTTCCAACACATTCCATTTGTAAATTGTTTTTCTATGTGCTCCATTAAAAATTCAGGAGAACATCCAATAATTTCAAATGTCTTGTTTTTCTTTATCATACTCTTTGTCTTTAAAAAATTATTAATTCGAGTACGAACAGTACATGATAATTTATATAATGGATTATTTTTTTTCATTGTTTTAAAATATTGATTATATGTTTTTCTATTTTCAATAATCCATCTTTTCTTTTTTGAATTCTGAATCATTTTTGTTTTTTCATAATATTTCTTAGTTTCTGTTTTATATTTTTCAGGATTATTTTTTCGATATTCTTGTTTTTTTAGTAATAATCTGTTTTTATTTTTTTCAAAATATAAATGTCGTCTTTTTTTTATTTCTTCAAGATTATTTTCTCTATATTTTCTTGACCGACTAATAAAACATTCTTTACAATCATTTCGATGTTCATCAATAGAATTTTTTCTTGAATAAAATTCGGTTAATGGTTTATCGATTCCACAAATATTACAAATCTTAGTTATCATAATCTTCAACTAATT